CCTTGTGGCATTACCAAACTCCAGGGATAATTTGACCAGTTAGAGCGTAAGCGCCCAGAGCAGCCATGACGCCCAGCATAGCAAGACGACCGTTAAGCTGCTCAGCTTTTTCATTGTGTGTCACAGTGATGTTTTCCATAATGATAGGTGGTTCTTTTGCAAAAATGTTTTGTTGTCCGTGTTCGTTGGTAACTGTTGTCATCAGAATTGAATGTTAGAGCGTTCGAGTTTTTTCATTACGTCACGACGATAAGCAGGGTCGTTATCGTAACGAGGATCAGACATAGCTTGTACAACTTCAGACTGACTGCGGAATGCTCCACCAACACCAGGAGACTTACCTTGAACAAGGTCAGGTTCGACACCATTTGATTCTTGGTATCGATAAGCTAGGGCTTCAATAGCAAACCTAGCAGCAGCAGGATTACCAAGTTCCATTACTGCATCATACATTTCGATGTCTTGTTCAGACAAGTTTTGGCTTGCCCAACCAAGCATTTCATTGTAATTTTTTTCACCACCAACAAGACCTTTAAGACCATTAACATCTTGGTCAGTCATTGTAGATGATTGTTGTGAAGACTCTTGTTGAGAACGATACTCAAGATACATCTCTGCAAGCTTATTTGGATCAGCTTCAGAAATAGCTTTAACAGTTTCAGGGGTGAGTTCTGTTTGAGACTCTTCCCACAAACGATCTAAGATAGAACCAGTGTCTTCAGGTTCTGACTCTTCAGTTTGTTCTTCAGGTTGCTCACCAAGTTTCTTTTGAAGTTCAAGGTAAGCAGCCTCAAGTTCTTCAGCGTTTTTATATTTACCAGCAAGACGCTGATCTTGCTCTTGTTCCATTTGTTCACCGACCTGAAGAGACTCTTGCTCATCAGCATTGAGTTCTCCTGCTGGGGTTTCGTCAGGAATCATGGACATTACTTCAGCCATATTTAACTAGGTGGTTGTTGTTGTTGTTGCATTAGTCCAGGGTTAAGTTCTGGATTTTTAGATGGATCATTGATAGGTGCCTTCATAGCATCAACCTCCATCTGTTGTTGTTGCATTGCCATCTGCTGTTGCATTGCATTGGCTTGCTCCTGTTGTACTTCTTGCATTGAACGTACAAGGTTAAGTACATCAATACCTTGAGAAGCAGCAAAGCGTTTGATCACTTCATCAGTATTAATGAATTGACCAATGGCTTCAGGTCCAAGTGTGTTAGCAAGTACAGTAAGGAACTGTGTCAAGCTATCACGATCTTGTCCGCGACCAAGTGCATTGATACCAGCAACAATCGTAGGTTTAACGATGTTCTTAGGAAGACGTGGAATCTCACCAGACTTCTGTGCAGCATCCAACTTACGATTAAGATACGGAACAAGAAACTCAACAGTCAATAGACTAAACAATCCACCGAGTTGTGACTCAAGTTCCATCTGTGTCATTCGTACTTCTTCAGCAGTAGTGCGTTCACTATCCCTGACATTAAGAATCAAGAATGCTTCACTTAGTCTACGCTCAAGTACACCTGCCATTTCATAAGCAGTGCGGAAGTCAGCTGTTTTACCAACTTGAATGACACCAACGTCATCAGGACGACCTTGGATGATAGCACCGTTACCAGCGTTAGCAAGGGTAGCAGGCTTGGTGGTAGAGCTGGGGCTCACCACAAACACTACCTTAGCAGCTGCTGCGCTGCCTTCAACCAGGGCTTGTGTCAGTGCTTCAAGTGACTTCAGGTCACCGATGAACTGACCGACCCTACCACGTCCATAGTTCTCCCCATCAACAGTGTTGAACCGCAGTGGGATCCATGGGTTAGTTCCTTCAGGTGCTTTACCTTGTGAACCCTTCAGGACATGGTCGTATACTTCTTGATGCCATACAAAACGATTGTTCTCACGTCGAACATGTGTGTACACATCACATTCATCATCATAGTCACCGTAGTTATCGCTGACCATTCTATCCTTGAGATAATTCTCAGGAAGTTTATCTTCAACTAATTTTTTGTTGATGCGTTCTTTAGTGACGATTTCAATCACGTTGCCGTTGCCATCACGATCGACAACAAAGCGATTCAAAGGATAAACTTTAAGTCCTTTACGACCCATGAATACCAAAGCATTTCCACCAACAACAAGGTGAAGCAGTGCTTGATGCACAGCAACACGATCATCAGTAGCAGCAATGGATTCAAGGATGATTCGTTCGACTTTAGCAAAAGATAAATCAAGTTCAGATTTAATCTCTGGTCCCATCTCTTGACCCAACTGACTTTCGTCAAGTTGTAGTTTAAAGAAGCTGGTTTGAACGGGAAGGAGAGCTAGCATCAACTTAGATGCCAGAGTCACAACACCTTTCGCACCAACGCTTTGGTGAGGAGTCAAAAGATTTTTCATGCCGGAGACATGCTCTTCATGTCCACGAATCAAGTAAGGAAGTGTAAGTTTAGATGCCTGTTCAGCTTCGTTTAAGAACTGGGCACGGTCACTGGACAAAACGTCATATCTAGTTTTAGCAGACATTGTTATTATGCGAAGGATCCAGCTGTATTATTCATTGCATTTTTACCAGCAGAAACATTAAGATTACGAATGCGCAGACCTTGACGACCAAAGGTACCCGTTGCACCAGCACTAACCATGCCAGCACGTTGAGCACGTGACCTACTGAATCTTACATCAGCAGGATCAGACTGACCGTAGGCTTGAGCAATTTGCATCTGTCTACGTTGACGTTCTGCAGCAGCAGTAGCTTCTTGTTGAGCAGCTTGAAACTGACTAACCATCAACTGCATTGAACGCTCTTGAGCCGCTGCTTGCTCAGCCATCCGAGCTTGCATGTCAGCTATCTGCTGATCAAATCGCTTTTGTGCTTCAGCGTATGGATCAGTTTGTGGCTGTGGCTGTGGCTGTGGTTGTGGTTGTGGTTGTGGCTGTGGTTGTGGCTGTGGTTGTGGCTGTGGTTGTGGTTGCTCTCGGGGCTGTGGTTGCGGTTGTGGTTGTGGTTGTTGGATTACAACAGTAGGTTTTTGTGGTTGCTGTGGTGGTGGTGCAGGAGGTCGATAAGTGTTGGTATTTCTGATACCATAATTAAAAGTTTGACTTGCTTCCTTTTGTATCTGTTGTTGACGTTGTTGTTTTACAAAATCTTTGCCAGACATTCCAGATTTTTCTGCCGCTTGAGCAGCAGCCAAGTACTCAGCAAAACTCATTCCCATCTAATTGTCCTCCATATATTTGATGACCCACTCAACGACACTACGCTGACCAGATCGGTACATAATTTTTTCCATTGTATCTTCAGGTGTAGGGGTAGTGGGTGGAAAGGATTCTTCTAGTTTAACCAGCATGGCATTAGCTGTCATGCCTCGTACATCTAGAAGATTAAGGTCAGGCATATTGGGGGAGGTTGACATTAGAATGCTCGAAGAATGCTGGCATTCGTGCTGACCGTGTAGCGGAAAGCTCAGGGGCTTTTCCTTCATACATTAGCCGATCGCTAGAATCCAGCCAAAATTTTTTGTCCAAATATCTATCCTGGGTATTAATACCTAGTGGTTGCATTACCCAGTTAATTGTTGCTTTGCGGAGTTTATCCAGTGATGGAGAGATCTCCAAGTTAAGCTCACGACAAATCAACGAATTTGTTGCGACATGAACTTGCTCGTCCCTTGAGATGTCGGCACTAACTGTTCGCATTCCTGCGTCACCACAAAAGCGAAAGAAGGGTAGTAGAACAAAGAAAATCGCACGCTCGGCAACCATTGCTTTGGTAATCGTGTGATCTGGATGCGCAATCCACGCTTTCTGTAGCGCCAACGCTTCCTTTTCAGCTTGTTCACTAGTTCCGTAAGCATTGGCGATGTAACCCAATGCGAGGTCGTGGTTTTCTTCGTCTCGTACGTTTGACAGCAAAAGATCTCTTGCCGCTTCTGGAACATCTTTTTCAAGTGCATCACGGATAAAATCTCCCACAGGCAGTTCCATATGTCTTAATGCAAGAGCACGGAGGATCGTCTCCTCCGAGCCTTCTTTGCAAATACCTGCATCGGTCTGGACTGGTGTCCACTTGCGCTTCCGCGCCATTAGTTTCTGATAAGGGTTCATTCCTGACAATCACATGTAAGTTCTTCATTTAGTAAACTGTTCAGGTAATCATCAACATCAGCATCCTTCAAGGCAGCATACGCATCAGATTTATCCTGAACATCGCCCATTACTTGGAGCGAATAGTAAAGGGAAGTCTGGGGCGATTCAAGCCACTCTTCGATAAATGCTTCATCATACGTAATCATATCAGACCACGAATTAAAGCTGTAACCGTGAAGAAGTCCAGTTCTATTAAGTAGAGTCATGATGCCATCAGCAACACGTTTGTAAGCTTCCCAGCCTACTTTACTGGCGATCTCTACGTCACCATAGTTGTATGTTTGTACTCCGAAAGTACCTGAGTCGCGATCAACTGTCTGCGAGATAGGTGGAGCGATTTCTGGTGTGCAAGTATAACCATCCAGATCTTTGCTTCGATAACTGCAGGAGGCAGTGGGTGCGATAGCAAAGGCGCGAACCATATTATGGTGGCGAGCGATGGAAGCGGCAGATTCAATACCAGAGGCAATCTGAGTGACAATTTCATAGGCTGCTGAGTGTACCACATTTCCTGAATTGTATTGCTCCAAAGCTCGTCCAAACTGCTCATACGTTACTCCGTACCGCCGAAGGAGGTTTGCGAGACCAAGCATTCCGAGTCCCACCTGTCGATCAGTTTCAGACGGGAGGTATTCTCCAGAATCTCCGACACCTGTTCGACCATGTAGCTCGCACAGCTCGGACATACCTTCAGTAAATGCTCGTGGGATGTCGTCGAACTCACAGGCTCCAAGATTGACATGCTGTAGGAGGCACGTCCCTCGTGAGGGCAGATATACTTCGAGACAGACGTTACCTCGGATTCGGTTTCCATTGTTGTCATACTTTACTTTGTTAAGCCAGATGTCACCGGATTTGATTCCGTAAAGGAGTTGATCTTTGAATTTACATTCTCGCCACCATTCTTCAGTAATGTTGACGCATCGTTTAACCCACGGAAGTTCGTTCCGAGGAGTATTGATAAAATTGAGGCAATCAGGATGGTTGAGGTCGAGATGACAAACAATAGCGCCATTCTTGTAGACCCCACCCCGTCGTAGGATTTCATTTAGTGTACTGTAGATTTTTGCAAAGCTAACTGGACCACTTGCAGTAACGCCAGAAGGACGTTCATGACCTTGTGGATCTAGTTTAGAAAGGTGTACAGCACAGCCAGCGCCAAATCGCAAGGCATGACTTGCAAAGCGCCAGCTAGCTTCAATACCATTTGGACCTTCCATCTCATTCTCAACTACAAACACTGTGCAGCTGACTGGAAGGCGTGAGGTTGGGTCGTCAATCCAAGATTGGACACGACCAGTTCGAGAGATATAATTAGGCATTTTAAATAAGGTCGCCAAGGTGGGGAGGTTTGTAGTTTGGACCCTTCAATACTTTACCGTCAGCACGAAGGATTGGTTGCCCGTTTTCGTCCAGTTTGGACATGTTGGATTTATGAACTCGATCTAGGGCTTCATCAAGATTCCACCCTTCGTTTGCTGCATATTGATAGCAAACATACACCAAGTCTGCAAGCTCTTTAAGGACATGATCCAATGGCTCACGGTGGTATGCTTCATGAAATTCAGACCACTCTTCATCGATCAAAGACTTCTGTTTCTTCCGATACATCGCCCCATTCGGGACGCTGAAGGCGGAGCGGAACTCTTCCGCTTGTTGTAGTAAGGTGGGATAATTCATTTTCAAGATAGTGGATTGCTTTTTTCAAGT